AGACACACCAAATTCCAACATTAGCGGAGTATAAAAACGGAGGGCGATAAATTTGGCTGATGAAAAACGTGAAACTAAAAGACGACAACCTCCAGCCAAGTCTATCGAGGCTAGAGAGAATCAACTCATATCTTTAGCTGTTGATTTAGCAGAAACACAACTAGCAAAAGGTACGGCATCGTCACAAGTTATAACACACTATTTAAAATTAGGTTCCACTAAAGAGAAACTCGAAAAGGAAATATTAGAAAGTCAAAAATTGTTAATGAAAGCTAAGACCGACGCTTTATCATCAACCAAAAACATAGAAGAGTTATATAAGAAGGCTCTATCTTCAATGAGTACTTATAGAGGTAGTAACGATGATGACGAAGACGTATAGTGAATTAATGACATTACCAACACGAAAAGAAAGATACATCTATCTCCAACTAAGAGGCGTGGTCAGCGATATAACGTTTGGCTATAGCCGCTATCTCAACCAAATATTGTATAAATCCTCCAAGTGGAAACATATACGCGATCAAGTTATAGTTCGCGACAACGGTTGTGATATGGCTATACCAGATTTTAAAATATATAACAAAATTATAGTGCACCATATAAATCCGTTGTGCGTTACTGATTTAACGGCCAATAGACATACAGTGTACGACCTTGAAAATTTAATATGCGTGTCTATGGAAACCCATAACGCGATTCACTATGGTGACGAGAACCAATTGTCAAAACCTTATATAGAACGAACACCGAACGACACTTGCCCTTGGGCTTAAAGAAAGAGGTAGACTATGAAAAATTATAGCAAAATAGCAACTAACAAAGCAAATCCTTTGAACGTTCGTACGACCATGGATATGTCATCTGCGCCAGTAGTAACATTGGACCCAGAAACCAAAATGGCTTACGAAGAAGTTGACGAAGAATGGGTTAAGGTTGTAGGGTATGTTAAGAAAAAATATATCAATCTGTAGGAGGTTTTTATGGATAGCATATTAACATCAATTAAACAAATGCTAGGGATAGAAGAACTTGTAACCAATTTCGATGCTGAACTAATCATGTACATCAACTCTGTGTTTCTCACCCTAAACCAATTAGGTGTGGGGCCTGATGTTTGTTATATGATATCTTCAAAAGACCAAGTTTGGAATGACTTCTTTGAAGGACGTGTAGATTTAGAAGCGGTTAAGACTTATGTGTATATTAAAACACGTATAATATTCGACCCTCCTATGTCGTCTTATATCCTAGACGCATTAGAACGACTCGCAATACAACACGAATGGCGGATACTAACACAAGTAGATCCGATACCAGTTGAGGAGGTGGTAGTCGATGAAATATAACGACGCGTTAATGCACTTTGGAATCTTAGGTATGAAATGGGGTAGACGAAAAGGCGCTTCCAAAATCACAGTAGCTAAAAAGGTTAGTGAAGACCATGACATCGCCCAAAAAGTAAAAGGTAAACAAGCGCACGAACTATCCAATGCCGAAATCAAGAAGTTTGCAGAAAGAAAAGCTCTAGAAAAGCAGTACAAAGAACTAACCAAGAAACAAGTATCTGCTGGTAGAAAGTTTGTAACTGATTTACTAATTACTTTAGCGAAAGAACAAGCCACAGCCTTCGCTAAAGGGCAACTAACCAAAATGGTGGCTAAACGTACAGCTCCAGTGAGGTAAATATGGCTCTTGATAACAAAACATGTCCAAAATACTATGGTATGTTTAGAGACCAAGTATTGTCTGGAGAAATAGCAGTATGCAAAGAAATATCTTTAGAAATGAATCGTATAGACGCACTAATAGATAATCCAGGAGTGTACTACGACATTCAAGCGGTCGAAGGATTCATTAGATATTGTGAAGCAGAATTAACTTTAACGGATGGAGCCGATTTAGTCTTATTGGACTCTTTCAAAGTATGGGCGGAACAGGTTTTCGGATGGTACTACTACGTCGAACGTAGCGTATATGAACCTGGAAGAAAAGGCGGTAGATATGTACGAAAAGTTATTAAGAAAAGACTTACGTCCAAACAATACTTAATCGTAGGCAGGGGCGCAGCTAAATCTCTATATCTTTCATGCATTCAATCGTACTTCCACAACATAGATACTACGACTACGCATCAAGTTACCACTGCCCCAACGATGAAACAGGCTGATGAGGTTATGTCGCCTATTCGTACAGCGATTACCCGTGCGAGAGGACCTCTATTTCAATTCCTTACAGAAGGATCTATGCAGAATACAACTGGGTCGAGAGCTAATAGAGTCAAGTTAGCCTCCACTAAAAAGGGAATAGAGAATCTCCTCACAGGCTCGCTTATAGAGGTTCGTCCTATGCGAATTGATAAATTACAAGGCTTACGTACCAAAGTGGCTACAGTGGACGAGTGGTTATCAGGAGACATACGTGAGGACGTGGTTGGGGCTATCGAACAAGGTGCTTCTAAATTAGACGACTATTTAATCATAGCGGTTAGCTCAGAAGGAACCATTCGTAACGGTAGCGGAGACACAATCAAAATGGAATTACTTGATATACTCAAAGGTGATTACAACAATCCTCATGTTTCGATATGGTACTACAGATTAGATGACGTTAAAGAAGTTTCCGACCCTGCTATGTGGGTCAAGGCTAATCCTAATATTGGGAAGACCGTTACTTATGAAGTTTACCAACTGGACGTTGAGAGAGCGGAGAAAGCACCTGCGGCAAGAAACGATATCTTAGCAAAACGTTTTGGGCTACCAATGGAAGGTTTCACGTATTTCTTTACGTACGAAGAAACTCTATGCCATAGAGCTAAAAACTTCTGGTCTATGCCTTGTGCTTTAGGGGCTGACCTATCACAAGGAGATGACTTCTGTGCATTTACTTTCATATTCCCTTTAAGGAACGGAGCGTTTGGTGTTAAAACTAGATGTTACATTACGGCTTTGACTTTAACCAAGCTCCCAGGAGCAGCACGAGTTAAGTATGATTCGTTCATGCGCGAAGGTAGTCTTATAGTCTTAGATGGGCTCGTCCTAAATATGATGGAAGTTTACGAAGACCTTGAGAAACATATTCTAGATGCATTGTACGATGTCAGATGTTTCGGCTTTGACCCTTACAACGCTCAAGAATTTGTAACAAGATGGGAAACAGAGAACGGTCCTTTTGGGGTAGTCAAGGTTATCCAAGGGGCTAAGACTGAATCGGTGCCATTAGGTGAGATTAAGATATTAGCCGAAGAACGTATGTTACTATTCGACCAAGACTTAATGATGTACGCTATGGGTAACTGTATAACGTGGGAAGACACCAATGGTAATCGTAAATTGTATAAGAAGAGGTATGAGCAAAAGATAGATGCCGTGTCTGGTCTAATGGATGCTTATATTGCGTACAAAGCCAATAAAGAAGCATTCGAATAGGAGGATTATAATGACACATGACGATGTACTACAACATTTTGGAATCATGGGTATGCACTGGGGGAAAGTGAGAACCAAATCGTTCTACAAAGCTAAAAAGGATAAAATTAAATCCAAAAACGAAAAGTACGGTGCGAAAATAGCCAAACTAGAATCAAAGAGTTCTAAAATACTTTCTAAAGTTGCTAAAAGAGAAAATAAGTTTAAGGAACAGACCGTTAATACTTTCTCAGACGGTATGACTCCGCATGGTATAAAGAAATTAAGAAGAGCTGCTAGAAAATTAAAGCGATTAAACAAAAAGTACAGCGGGTTAACAAAGAAAGCCGCAAGATACAAAATGAAAGTTGAAGGTAATAAAAAACTAATGCGATTAATGGATAAGCGAGTACGTGGAATCGACGAAACAGCTATCAAAATCGGCAAACGTTTAGTTGACGCAGCAATAAACTGAGAGGTGATAAAGTGAAGGAGAATCTAAAAACCCGTCTACAACACGCTTGGAACGCCTTCAAAGCACGAGAGCCAAGTCGAGGGTATACGTACGAAAACGTAGGTGTTGGTTATGGTATGCGACCAGACAGAGTTAGGTTAAGTGCTGGTAACGAACGTTCCATGATAGCACCTATATATAATCGAATAGCGGTCGATGTAGCCTCACTTAATATCCAACATGTTAGATTGGACGAGGATGGTAGATATCTTGAAACTATAAAATCTTCTTTCAATGAAACGTTGACGATATCTGCTAACATTGACCAAACAGGTAAAGCGTTAATCCAAGATGCAGTCATGTCGCTATTTGACGAGGGATGTGTAGCTATCGTCCCCGTAGATACGACATTAAACCCTGCAATCTCTGGTAGCTATGATATTTTATCGCTTAGAGTAGCACAGATTCTGGAATGGTACCCGTCACACATCAAAGTTAGACTTTACAACGAGAAGACTGGGCAGAAGGAAGAACTAATCCTACCAAAAGATACTGTGGCTATTATTGAGAATCCGTTGTACTCAATCATGAACGAGCCTAACTCAACTCTAAAAAGGTTGATTAGGAAATTAAACCTGATAGACGCAATCGACGAACAAAGTGGTTCTGGTAAGTTAGATTTACTTATACAGTTACCATTTATATTAAGAACACAAGCAAGGAAAGACCAAGCGGAACTAAGACGTCTAGAAATAGAGTCTCAATTAGCTGGGTCAAAATATGGTATCGCGTACATAGATGGTACGGAAAAGGTAACGCAACTTAATCGCCCAGCGGAAAACAATCTAATGGCTCAAATCGAATACCTAACGAGAATGCTACATAGCCAGTTAGGATTAACTGAGAGTATATTTGATGGTACTGCTGACGAAAAGACTATGTTGAATTACCAAAATCGAACTATCGAACCTGTGCTTATGGCAATAATAGATGAAATGAAAAGAAAGTTCTTAACAAAAACAGCAAGAACACAAAATCAATCAGTTATGTACTTTAGAAGTCCTTTCACGCTAGTTCCAGTTAAAGACCTAGCAGAAGTTGCCGACAAATTCACAAGGAACGAGATATTATCGTCTAATGAATTTAGAGCAGTGATAGGATACAAACCATCTAAAGAAAAAGGAGCAGACGAATTGAGAAACAAGAATCTTAATGCCGTACCTCCTGCTACGCCTGATAAAAAAACTGAACCTATACCAAAGGAGGACCAAAAATGAAAAAATTTAATTTTAGCGGTTACGCTACAAAAGTAGATGTCAAATGTAGTGATGGTCGTACCATAATGAAAGATGCATTTAAACATCACGATGGGCAAACGGTTCCGTTAGTATGGCAACATATGCACAATGACCCAAACAACGTATTAGGGCATGCTCTTTTAGAAAATAGAGAAGATGGCGTATACGCGTACTGCAAGTTTAACGATACCGAAAGCGGAAAGAACTCACAAACTCTAGTTGAGCATGGTGATATTAAGTCCCTTTCAATACACGCCAACCAATTAAAACAAAAAGGCGATAGCGTCTTTCATGGTATGATACGTGAAGTAAGTCTAGTTTTAGCTGGCGCAAATCCTGGTGCTATTATAGATAACCTTAGTTTCCAACATAGTGATGGAAGTATAGAAACTGATGATTCAGAAGCTATAATCCATTCTGGTTTAGAGTTTGACAATGATGTTGACGACGATGACGATGATGAATTCGAACACGCTGACGACGAAAAAACAGTAAAAGATGTATTCGACACTTTAAATGAAGAACAAAAAAATGTAGTATATGCAATGATAGCTCACGCACTTAGCGACGAAACTGACTCTAATCTTGACCATTCCGAAGGAGGAACAGACATGAAGAAAAATGTATTTGAAAAAGAAGAAGAAAAGAAGAAAACATTATCGCACGGGGATATGCAAACAATTTTAACAAACGCACAAAAATGTGGGTCACTTAAAGAAGCGGTTCTTTCTCACGTACAAACTTACGGTATCGAGAATATCGACTATTTATTCCCAGATGCTAGAACAGTAATGCAAACGCCTGAAATGATTTCTCGTATAATGACTTGGGTATCTGGAGTTATTAACGGAACTAAGCACACTCCATTCTCAAGAATCAAATCTACTGCCGCTGATATCACTGCTGATGAAGCTAGAGCACTAGGTTACGTTAAAGGTAACTTGAAGAAAGAAGAAGTTATCAAGTTATTAAAGCGTACTACTAATCCTACAACTATCTACAAGAAACAAAAATTAGACAGAGACGACATAATCGATATTACTGATATGAATGTTGTTTCTTGGTTGAAAGCTGAAATGAGAGTCATGTTAGATGAAGAACTAGCTAGAGCAGTGTTAGTTGGAGACGGTCGTGACCCAGCAAGTCTTGACAAAATCAATGAAGATAACATTCGTCCTATCTACAAAGATGACGACATGTATGCTCACCACATCTCAGTACCTGCAATCGCTACTACTGCGGATATCATAGAAGCTATCATTAGATCACATGAGCATTACAGAGGTACTGGAGCACCTACATATTACACAACCACTAGTTTAGTTACCGATATGTTGTTAATTAAAGACACTACTGGAAGAAGAATCTACAACTCAGTTACCGAATTAGCAGCGGCTCTTCGTGTAGCTAACATTGTTGAGGTTCCTGTATTAGCTGGTATGAGCAGAGAAACAGACGACAACGTTCCAGTATTAATGAACCTTGTTGGCATGATTGTTAATCTTAGCGATTACGTAATGGGCGCAGACAAAGGCGGAGAAGTTAGCATGTTTGACGATTTCGACATTGACTACAACCAATACAAATACTTGATTGAGACTAGATGTTCTGGAGCATTAGTACGTCCTAAATCTGCAATCATCATAGAGAAAGTAGCAGTTATCTAATCGAAAGTGAGGAAATCAAAATGGCAAAGTTTTATGGGGAAATAGGATACGCTGAGAGTAGTGAAACTAGCCCAGGTGTATGGGAAAACATAATAACAGAAAGACTTTACTCGGGTGATGTTATACGTTCTACTAAACGATGGCAAAATGGCGATAAAGTCAATGACGACCTGACTATAAACAACGAAATCAGTATTGTCGCTGACCCTTTTGCCTTCAACAATTTCCACACAATGAAATACGTTAAGTGGATGGGGACGTCTTGGGAAGTCAGTAGTATAGAAATCGTAAGACCCCGCATCCGTCTAACACTAGGAGGAGTGTATAATGGGTGATAGACTCGAACTCCAAACCGAGTTAGAAAATATACTTGGAAGTAGAAACGTGTATTTCCAACCACCAGAAACAATTAAGATGGCTTATCCGTGTATCATCTACTCAAGAGCGACTGGTGATACTCAGTTTGCAAATAATAAACCGTACACGTTTACTGTACAGTATAGAATATTAGTGGTAGACAAGAACCCTGATAGTCTTATACCTAAAAAAGTAGCAGCACTTCCGACGTGTATATTTGATAGGCATTACGTTACAAACAACTTAAATCACGATGTATTTAACATCTATTACTGAGGAGGAACATTATGTCTAGACTTGTATGGGATCAAACAGGTGAAAGAAAGTACGAAACAGGAGTAAAAAATGGTGTGTTATATGTTCAAGCAGCAGGAGCGTATCCTGTAGGAGTTGCTTGGAATGGTTTAGTAGGCGTTACTGAAAGCCCAACTGGAGCAGAGCCAACTGCAATATATGCGGATGACATGAAGTATCTTAACATGATGTCTGTAGAAGAGTTCCAAGCAACAGTAGAAGCTTACACATATCCTGATGAATTTGAAGAGTGTGATGGTTCAGCTGAATTATCTACTGGGGTTAGAATCGGACAACAAACTAGAGTGCCATTTGGTTTAGCTTATAAAACCACTATTGGTAATGACGTATCAGACGTTGACTTTGGTTATAAATTACACTTAATCTATGGAGCATTAGCTTCTCCATCAGATAAAGCATACCAAACAATCAATGATACTCCAGAAGCAATCACGTTTTCATGGGACGTTACAACAACCCCAGTTCCAGTAACTGATATGAAACCTACAGCTTCTGTAATAATCGATTCTACCAAAGCAGACCCAGCTAAATTAGCAGCTCTTGAGTTAATATTGTTCGGGGACACTGGAGTAGACCCTCGTTTACCATTACCTAACGAAGTTAACACACTTATGGATGGAGCGGCTCCTTCTGCAGTAGCATTGTCAACAATCGTACCTGCTGACGACGCAACAGCAATCGCAGTAGCAGCAGATATCGTAATCACATTCAATAACGCTATTTCTAAAGAAGCAGTAGTTGTAACCTCTGCCGCAGGTTTAGTTGTAGCTGGAGCGAAGACTTGGGATGCTACCAACAAGATCCTTACCTTCAATCCTACAGTTAATCTTTCACCAGCAACAACCTACATCGTTACCGTTGGTGGCGTAGTAGATATCTACTCACAAGCATTAGCAGCAACTGTAAAGAACTTCGCAACTGCATAACAACATTAGCCCCTTTAATCGGGGGCTTTTATTATAATCTCGGAAGGAGAAAACTATGTTAAAGAAAACTATAAAGTATACAGATTTTGACGGCAACGAAAGAACCGAGGATTTCTATTTCAACATAACCAAAGCAGAAGCCCTAGAGATAGAGATGTCTGTTGGTGGTGGTTTAGTAAAACAACTTGAAACCATAGTTTTAGAGAAAGATGCAACCAAGGTACTTGAAATATTCAAAACTATAATCTTAAAAGCGTACGGGGAAAAATCGCCCGATGGAAAAAAATTTATAAAGAACCAAGAATTGCGTGAACAGTTTGCCGCTACCGAAGCGTACAGTGAATTATTCAT